GACTATCAACAGATTATGAGGGCAGCAGCTAACGATGTTAAGCTGCAGTTCTCAGAGCTGTATAGTATTGAGTCCCCAATCTCTGACGAGAAGGTCAACGACTATGAGAAGGCAGTAGATAAGTATCGTAAGTACCCGATATTCTTCTGCTCTATTCCTCAGAATATGGTTAAGATTAAAGAGGTGAACAACAGGGTGAATATCAAATTCCCAAACCACACAATAATCAACCTCTTCGACCACTCTAGACTTATTCTAGGGTCTGAGGATACAGAACTACAGAAGCTTAATCAGATATCTAAAACTTGTATGTGGCTGCAGGCTAGACTTGGGGTAATCAATATCCTCCTTTCTCAGCTAAACAGGAACATCGAGCAAGAGTATCGTGCTAAGCAACAGTATCAACCACAGCTAACTGACCTATTCGGGGGTGACTCTATAGGCCAGGATGCTCACGTGGTTATGATGCTGCAACGTCCTTATGATTTATACGGGATAACAGATGCTTACTGTGGTGAGAACCCAGTTGGCTTACTAGCCTGTCACGTAGAAAAGAATAGGGATGGTCAGCTTGGTATGATTCCTTACGAATCAGATCTGTCTACCTTCTCGATTAAAGAGAGACCAAAAAAGTAAATTATTATTAACCTATGGAATTAGTATTGCCAACAGAGAGAGTACCAGTTGGAAGGAAAAGCCCACGACATATGATTATGTACGGGCCCCCAAAGATTGGTAAGACTACTGCAATTGCTAAGCTTGATGGGTGTTTAATCATAGACCTGGAACAAGGATCTGACATGGTTGAAGCACTCAAGATTAAGGTTGCAAATCTTGCAGAGTTATCACAGGTAGGTAAGGCCATCATGCAGGCCAAGAAACCCTACAAGTATATAGCTATTGACACACTCACTCAGCTTGAGGTATGGTGTGAGTCAGAAGCTAAGGAATTGTACAGACAAACCCCGATGGGTAAGAACTTCGATCAAGACAATAAAGGCTTATCAGTTCTATCTCTCCCTCAGGGTGCAGGCTATCTGTATTTGAGAATGGCTATTAAAAAATGGATGGACAGATTGGAGATGCTCTCTGATCATATCATCTATATCGGCCACCTCAAGGATAAGATGCTTGAGAAGAAAGGTAAGGAGGTGTCTGCTAAAGATCTCGACTTGACTGGTAAGATTAGAAACATTGCTTGCTCTAACTCGGATGCCATAGGCTACGTTTATAGAGATGGAAACAAGACAATGATCTCATTCGATTCTAGTGAAGAGATTACTGCAGGCTCTCGTTGTGAGCATTTAAAGGGTCAGGTCATGGAACTTGACTGGAGTAAAATTTATATTGACTAATTAAAATCCTAATCAAATGGCTATTGAAGCTACAGTTGCACAAGAGATTGCAACACAACCAACCACAGTAATTACTGTATCATCAGTCCTTGGAGACTTGAATAACGGCTTAGACAGAGCTGGTATTGCAAAGAAGTATAACCTGTCAGCTGCAGAAGTTGCAGAGGTATTCAAGCATCCAAAGCTTAAGGGACTACGTGCTCGTCGTAAGATCACACGTATCTCTATTGTTGACGATACTGTAGGCAATCAGTTTGCTGAGTCTGCTGATAAAGTAATTGCAGTCAATAACCCAGTAACTATCCCAGCAACAGTTGTAGAATCATTGCAGGTGGTTACTGATCCTAACCAACTCGATTTGCTCGACATGATTGTTGATGCACAGGCAGAGATGTGAAGAGGAAGAGATATTGTTTATAAAATGTTTTACCGTTAAAAATTATTAAAAATGGCTATTCAATCGAATAATTCAGAAGAAGTAGTAGCAGGTGGTGGGATAACCCTATACACGGGTATTGCCCCTGTTTCAGTAGTTGCAGTTAACCCTAGCTTAGATGAGCTATCAGATCTTGGTATTAACCTCCGTAGTGAACCTGAGTACAAGGTTACTCTTAACGAAGAGGACTATAACAAGATAGTATTCTGGCTTAAGTCTGAGGTTCCTGGTCTATCCTTTACAACACGATTCGAGATCCTGATGCAGGATAAGATCCGTACATCTAAGGATGGAGGTAAGTTTATGTGGGCTAATAACATCGGTCAGACTACCTGGAGTGCAGAAGTTCCTGGTTATGACTGGTGGAAAAATGCTGACAAAACTAGAAAAGCTTATGTAGGTGAGGATACTTTGATTAACTTTACCAAAGCTTGGGCTAACGTAGCAAATGGCGGGGAGGTATCATTCGATACTATCGATGCTATTGCTAAAGGACAGGTAGCAGAACTGCAGGAGTATGTGAAAGTTCTTAAGGACAACAAACTCCGTGTTCTAGTTGGTGTTAAAGATGGCAAGTATCAGGCTGTTTACAACCGTCACTTCGGCCGTCTTAAGCCAATGAGAGATGACTTGTTCATCAAGGCTTTGAATGAGGACTATGGTTCCTTTAATGCTGAGTACAACAAGGATCTTAAGTTACAGGTTTATTCCCCAACTATGGTTGTGGCTGATGCTCCGGTAACTACTCCTGTTGCTGCAGCAGACGACTGGGACGTATAATTGTGTTTTAGTGTGTGTATATGTTGTTTTTAGATTGATGGAGATGGGGGCTAACGAGCCCCCTTCTTTATTTTTGTAACTTATGATTCAGGTACGTAAAAGTGATGCTTACTTAGATAAGGACTCTGTCCTATGTAGGATATCAGAGTACGACATCTTTAAGTTTTATTGTCACACATTTTCAAAACTTGGTGACAAGTTCTGCAGTGAGCTCAGACAAGATAGATCCCCAACATGCTCGATAATCCAGTACAATGGTAAGCTATTGTATAAGGACTTCGGTAATGGGGAGAGTCATGATTGTTTTAGTTATGTTGCCCGTAAGTACAACCTTACATTCATTGAGGTACTCAAGGTAATAGATGCTGACTTTGGTCTTGGATTGCATATCGGAACTGCAACCAAAGCTGAGATGGCTATTACCTATGGGAATCAAGTTATTGAGGAGAGAAGACCTGTTGTTATCTCAAAGAGAGCTAGAAGATGGACGGAATCAGACGTTAAATTCTGGGGAAAGTTTGGGATAGGGTTAGAGTTATTGACTAAATTTGCTATTGAGCCGATTGATTACTTTTGGATTAACGAGGTTCGGTATAGCTGCCACACTCTGGCTTATGCATATAATATCAACGGGAGATATAAGATCTACAGACCGTTGGAAACAGAGGGTAAGTGGTTCAGTAATACAACTAAAAATGATATCCAGGGCTATGGCCAATTGAAAGACAGTGGAGACATTGTCTTTCTTGCTTCATCACTAAAGGATGTTATGACCTTAAATGCCATTGGCTATGAGGCTGTAGCATTTCAGAGTGAGATGCAGATGCCTAGTGAGAAGTTTATCAATCATCTCAAGGACAGATTTGGTTTAGTGGTGGTGCTTTACGATAATGACTTTCATTCTGATACCAATCCAGGCCAGACTATGGCTAATAAGATTTGTACTACGTATCAGCTAATCAATGTTATCATCCCTGCCCATTACAAATCAAAGGATATATCAGACCTTGTAAAAGATCATGGTATAGACTGTGCAAAAAGAATAATAACCATACAACTCCCATAAATGACTGATTCTAAATACTATACGGACCCTGAGACAAGAGAGAAGATAGATGCAATACTAGAAAAGTGTGCACTATTGTTCAGTAATCTTGGAACTTACACTACTTTTGATGTAAGAGATATCAGAATTGCAAAGCAACTAGAACGAACATGGCTAAACGAAATACAAGAACTCGATCCAACACTGTACGAAAGACTGGTCCCAAAAAAGGGAGTAGAGGCAAAATAAAGGCTACTCAAAAGGTAGTTGATGGCATACAGTTTAAGTCAATGTTGGAGGTGTTTACGTATCGTAAGCTATTAGAGTATGAGCTTAGGTTTGAGTACGAACAAAAGAAGTTCGTCATTATGCAAGGCTTTGAGTATCCTGAGTGCTCTTGGGAGACTAAGCCTAGTGGGGATTATGAGGATAAGGGCCACGGAAAGGTTCGAGATATCACATACACCCCAGACTTTATAGGGTATGATGCTAAGGGAAAGATTAAGTGGGTTATCGAGTGTAAAGGTTTTGCCAACGATAGATTCCCCAATACATGGAAACTATTCAAGCAGACACTTATACGAGAAGGAACAGTAGTCCCCCTATATCTCCCTAAAAATCAGAAGCAGGTCTTGGAGTCAATCGAAAAGATACTGGCTTTATAATCAACAATTTAACTAATGAAAGGTCTGGAGAAATCTAGGCCTTTTTTATTATTCCCAATCTAATGAGTATTAAAACTATCGAGGACAATTACATTGGGATGGATAAGGGGTTGGCTAAGAGGATTAACAAAGGAGCTGAGAAGCTAGTCTTTGATATCCTACAGTCAACTCAGTATTCCACCCCCATCCCTTCAACCGTCAGAGAGCTGGTAACAAATGCCTGCGATGCTCAACGAGAGAAGGAGATGGCTATTGAAATTCTTACTGGGGTTAAACAGGCATCGGATTACTACATAACCAGAGATGGTGAGCAGTATTCTGATTCTAACTTTGACCCTAGCTACTATGATCTTGCTAACCTAAGCATTAAGAGCCATATCGAGGTTGTGTATCAGCACAATCAAGGTATTGGTTATTGTGACATCCTGTCTATCAAAGACTATGGTGTAGGTATAGGGGCTAAGAGATTAGAAGGTATTCTTGAACTAGGCTATTCTACTAAACGTAACACAAGTCAGAACTTCGGTGCTTTTGGCTTGGGTGCTAAGGTAGCTCTGTCAACTGGTGTAGACTTCTACACTATCGAGACAGTGTACAATGGCAAGAGGTTCAAAGCAAACTGCTTTAACTACAAGACTGACTTTATCATCCCCAAATTCAATCTTGTAACAGGGCAGATCAATCCTAGTATTACTTTGTCAGACGGATCTATTGTATATTATGAGGATACAATTGATCAGAACTGGACTATGGTAAGCTTAGGTGTTAAGTCTCACAACTCATCTAGGTTTAGAGAGGCTGTAGAAGAACAGCTCAATTACTTAGATAACGTAAGATTCTATGAGCAGTATGGCCCACAAGACACTCCGTCTGAGAGGGAATTCAAGAGTAAGATTATCTACAACTCTAAGAACCTGATTGTTTCTACTAATAACTACTTGAGAAAGCCTCACATTGTTATTGTAAAAGAAGCAGGAGCTCAGACCGGTATTAACTATGGCTATGTGGATTTCAGAGAGCTAGAGATGCAGGACCTGTATGGTGCTGTAGGCTTGAAGTGTCCTGTTAAGCAGTCGTACATAGATGATAACGGAGAGGAAGTAATCTTACAAGACGGTGTGGAGGTAACCCCATCACGAGAGAAGGTTATCTGGAGTGATGCAACGAAAGCTTTTATTCAGAAGCTTATCGATGCAGCAGCTGACGAGGTAACTGAACTAGTGGAGAAAGAATTGTTAGAGACAGACTTTCTTAAGTGGTTGGATACTTGTAGACAGGTTATAGGGGGAAGAGCAACTAATAAACATTCAGATGATCCAAGTGAAAGAACCCTTGCAATCTTATCTAACATTATTGATACTAAAGCAATCAAGCCTAAGTATCATCCTAATCCGTCTATTAAATTTACTAGCATTCCGTCAACTCTTAATGGCTTTTCAGTAAAGATTCATAATCAGAAGAAGAAGAATACAATGTCTGATTTGAAGATGAAATTTGAGTTCGAATACACTTCGGATAAGATAGACCATTGGGATCAGATTGGGGATAGGAAAGTATTCTATCGTACTGGTAATGCTAATAAGTATAAAGATTTCTATTTGTACAAGCAGTATGGTCCGTTTATAACTATTAAGAAGACTAATCTTAATTACTTAGAAGACCAGATAGCTACTGTTGCAACTGGTGATGTTGCTCATTACCAAGCTGAGTATGATAAGAAGTTAGCTCATCAGAATCTAATAGAGCCATTGATTAAAGCATCGGAGTTGTATCTCAACTATGATGAGATTGAACTACCGAGTAATATCAAGGAGTTGTTTGATGGTGCTGAGGAAGCAGCTTCTATTGAGTCTAGTGGAGTGAGTCTAACCCCAGAGGAAAGACGTAAGCTTAACTCTCAGATTGTAGCATACACTCTTCGTCCTGATAACCACAGAAATGCTGGTAATCATTACTACGACTATGTATGGGATAAGGTAGAGCCAACTCTACGTACAGTTATTAACAGTACAATTCCAACTTACTATGGTACTGACGAAGATGCAAACAAACTAAAGTTAGCAGCTGCTATTCTCAGTAACTTTAACAAGAACATGGGTAAGTTTTTTACTCACAAGACAGGTTCATATTGGTATGGCTTTCCTTACGGTGATAAATCTGACACTTGTTATTACTTCGAGTGCTTGCCTGATAGATGCAATAATAAGTTCTTTGACATTGTAGAAGGAGAAGACTATAGTGGTCAGACTCAACTACTAAAGCTTAGTGAGAGTAATACTAAGCATGTTAGAGACTTACCTAATTACAGACACATTGATGAGTTCTTTAGGACTATAGATGTTGAAGGTAATTATACTTGTCATCCAGCTGTTAAGTTGTTTGCTAATCACGTATGGGCTAAGCAGTTCCCAATTTGGGATTATTTTGGTTCTTATCGTGAATCCTTTGAGTTAGATTTTATAGATGATAGATATAACAAAATATATCTACATCTTTTATCTATTTATCAGAAGTTCGATTCTATTGTACTATATGGTAATGATGCTGTAGTTGTAGATCTTCGTGATGAACTAACTAAACTGTTTGAGTTTGAGACGTTATGTGCAGCTGATATATCTGATGATATAAAAGCTGAGTTATCTGCTAAGTATTTCGTACTATCTGACATCCCAGGAGTTAAGGTCTTAGACCCTAAGTTCATGGAGCTTGTAAGATTTGCTGATGAGTTTGCTAGAGATAGCAAGTTCTTCTTACCACGTAATAATGGTAGTGGAAAAGAATATGAGGAGCAGGTAAAAATCTATCTGAAAGCCGTACAGGCATTGGAAATCCCAATCCCTGAACTAGATTAATTCGTATCTTTATAGTAAATAATTAAACATGATCAATATCAACGTCATTGACGGAAGGATCTGTGGATCCTATGGGGACACCCCATTCTCAGTGCAGTTCACACCAGAGCTGTATGAGAAATTAAACAAACTTGCTGAACTTGCTAACGATGCTTCTACAATGGAGGAGTATCGTCAGTTCCTTGAGGAATTCGGGATGAATTCTCAAGAGGACTACACTGAACTGATTCAAGATAAATGTGAGTTTATCTTTGTTAACAGAGCTACTGGAGAGTTCTTCTTAAAGCATGGTGAGACTGTATCAACTGTCCCAATGCCTGAAGCTCTGGTAGAAAGAATTTATGAATCTATTGACAAGGGAATTGATTTCACTCCACTCGTTAAGATGTGGACTAGGTGGCTCAGAAACCCCATCCTCAGAAAGAAGATGAAGGCAGGAAACGGGAAAGAGTTTTCTGAGAGATTCTTCAACTTCGTTAATCTAGAGTATTGTCACCCAATACTTTATAAGAAGTATGTAGAAGAGATGGGAATGGCTGAGCATGTAGCTTATGAGAAGGCTACTATGTATCAGATGAAGATTACTAAAGAAGGTTTATTGAATGGCTACAAAGTATCCAAAGAGATCCTTCATAAGTACGACCCTGAGACTGGTGAAGTTCATGACCGTTACAAGAGAACCTTCAACGTAGACACAGGTGAGATTGAATCAGAAGGTTTGCCAGAATTTGTAGAGGATCGTTTGTTCGAGCCTGCAGTTATGGGGTCTGGTGGTGATGCATTCTATTGTGAAGGAGCTAATGGATATGGAACAGCTGGACACTTTATCAAAGTAGGCTGTGTACATCGTTTAGATTCTTGGGATAAGGTGAACACTAATGATCATCTATCATGTGTACCAGGTTTGCACTTCGGTGGCTTGAAGTACATCTCTGGTTATGGTGGTGAGATTCACAATGTGTTTGTTGACCCAATGCACATCGGTGCAGTTCCAGATGATGAGACAGGTGCTGTAAGATGCTTGCAGTATTTCGTACATTCTAGCCTTGCAGGTGTTAATGGTTCTATCTATCACTCTTCTACTTATGCAGCTATGACAGATGCTGAGTGGGATAAGATGAGAGAGGAGGCAGTTAATGCTTTCAGAGAAGAACAAGTTAAACTGCAACAGCAGGAAGATGAACTAAATTCCTTATAAGCTATGATCGACCGTATAGACAGTAAAGAACAGGAGAGTACGATATGTCTAATTGACGGGGATAGCTTATTATATTACGAGATGGATAAACCTACTCTAGAGCAAGCCATTAGTGGTATTGACTCTAGGGTAGGTACTATCCTTGAGAACTGTAATGCTAATGCTTACGTTGGTTTTCTAACTGGGAAGAGTGGTTATAGATATCAAGTCTCCCCAACTTACAAAGCCAATAGGAAGCATCGTCCCAAACCAATTATATTCTATGCACTTAGGGAGTACTTGAAACAGAGGTACACTTTTATGGAGTTCGAAGGATTAGAGGCTGATGATCTCGTTGCTTACTATGGAGTAAACAACAATGATTGGAAGACTGTAATCTGTTCTCCTGATAAGGATGTACTTCACCAGTGCATAGGCAAGCATTTTAATTATCAGAAAGTAGAGTTTGTGACAACTAGTGAAACAGATGCAGAAAAGTTTTTATGGAAACAAGTCTTGATGGGGGATAGCACGGATAACATCCAAGGCATCCCAGGTGTAGGGATTAAGACGGCAGAGAATTGGCTGAAGGATCGTGAGAATGAAATCGGAGCTTTTGTGTTTAAAAAGTATGTGGAAAAGTTCGGTATGGTAGGTGGTGTCGTAGAGTTTATAGTTAACTTTCGACTGGTGTATCTCCTCAAAACTAAAGAGGATATGCTAAGAGAAGTTAAGACTGAACTACCTGAATTACAGTCTTTAATATGTATTAACTCAAAACCTGAAGAGAATGAGCCAACAGAGCCCGAATCTCCCTCCTGGGAAACCTGGTAAATCCTTTCTAACTATTGTCAATGCTAGAACAGTAAGGCTATCTGGAGATATCAAACAGTTCAAGCCAATCTATGAAGAAGACGATATTGTCAAACTAGATGGAGAGGAGTTATCTTATTATCTAGGGCAGTTAGTCAGACCTAAGGTACGTACTCCTTATAAGATCAATGTAATTCAAAAGCTAACTGCAGGGGGAAATCCAAATCTCCCTGCACAAGGCTATGACTTCTCGATTGCCAGGACAAACCTGTCCTCAATCTTTGCTGCTCCTCTCTTAGGAGGAAACAGAGAGTTGTTCTTATGGGATAAGTACTTCATTAATGCTTTTGTAGAAACTCATGAGGAGAAGAATGTCATTGCATTACTGTATAGATTCTCAGGAGATGCTTTGTTCTTGAAGTTCGAGTCTGCACTATGTGCATTCAGAACATTTAAGTACAAGGTTGATACTGATTCATATCATGTAATGTTTGTATTTGACATTCCTGATACTTCTAAAGGGGCCTACGAAAGATTGATGGCAGGTGAGTATTCTAAGATTGACGATTTCCTCAAGCTAAAGATTCTAGACTATCATGGATTTAGTATGGACGGGCAGACAGCCAGAGTCCTGTTTAAATCTGAGATACTTAGGAAAGAGTTAGAAGAGAAACTTGAATGTTCAATCCCGGATAGCAACGAGCTACATTCTATATTCGACATGACTCAAGAGAGATTTGATCCAGATTATTATTACACAGCTAAGTCTGTATTAGAAAAGAAAAATCATTTTAATGTCAAAAGTACTTGAACAATTAGGGGATTGGGCTCCAGTTTATACAGAGGCAACTGAAGAGCTCGGTCTTGAATACGAAGTGCTCAAGTCAACTTTAAAAGCAGAGAGAACCTCTAGGATTGTTTACCCAAGCAGTCCAGAGGTTCTTCGAGCTTTTGAGATGACTCAACTCAAAGATTTGAAAGCAGTGATCATTGGCCAAGATCCGTATCACAATGGTGCTGCTACTGGTCTAGCCTTCGGGGTTAGAGCAGGGTTTAAGATTAACCCAAGTCTTAGAGTTATTTATAAAGAGCTATGTTTGGAACACGGGGAAGAAGAACTACCAAACTTTGATTTCAGTCTAGAGCACTGGGCAAAGCAAGGGGTACTCCTTCTCAATACAACATTAACTGTGGTAAAGGGTCATCCTAATTCTCATGAAAGCCTGTGGAGAGGCTTTGTAGATAAGATGGTTACTAAGATGGTCCTAGAAAAAGATAATGTTGTATTTCTACTATGGGGTAAGTATGCACAGAACAGATTCAAAGCCTTAGTTGAGGGGACGAATATGTATCATGGGAAATCACATATTGTGATATCTGCACCACATCCAGCAGCTGAGGTTTATGGAAGTATGAA